TTATAAGAATGTAACATAATGTATTGACTTGTTACGTAATACGTACTATAATAAACATAGTAGTTATTATTAATTAGGAGTTGATACACTATGAAGATAGTACAACCAATCAGAGATAAGAACATGATTGAATTATTAAAGCAAGAATTATTAAAATCTAAGACAAGGGATTATATGTTATTTGTATTTGGAATAAATACAGGACTACGGATAAGTGATATATTAAGAATGAAAGTTATTGATGTTAAGAATAGAACACATATAACTTTAACAGAACAGAAAACTAAGAAGACTAAAAAGATAAAGATAACACATACATTGTCAGTAGAATTGAATAGGTATATGATTGACAAAGATACTACTGACTTCTTATTCCCATCACAAAAGGATAGCAAAGATGGGAGTAAAAAAGCTATCAGTAGGATACAAGCATATAGGATACTAAACAGGGCTGCTAATGCATGTGGTATTGATGAGGAGATAGGAACGCATAGCTTACGCAAGACCTTTGGCTATCACCACTATCAACTGTTCAAAGATGTAGCATTACTACAGGACATATTCAATCACAGTGCGCCTAGTGTAACACTAAGATACATAGGATTAAATCAGGATTGTATTGACATGAGCATGGATAACTTTGGATTATAAATATAGATAGATGAATGTATAGATAAGAGCTGTATAACTTAACTGTTGTAGAGCTTTTATCTATGTACTCTTTTACTTGGTTCATGAAGAACCAATATAATAGGAGAATGATAAATGAATAATAATTATAAGATTGATGCATTAAGCATCAAGAAGGATATCATAGATATAAACAACGCATTGATTGACAATGCTAGGAATTCCTTTTGGTGGTTCTGTAAGGTATTAGAACCTGAGTTCTATAAGGATAGCAGGACATATCTTAGAGAGCTATGTGATACCTTGCAAGCTCTGTATGAAGGTAGGATAGTTAAGTATATTAATGTGGACATGAAGTCCACAAATTCAGCTACACCTACTAATGAATGGGTTATTGAGAAGTCTAATATCATTACAAATGACATGGTAAGTTGTACCTCAAGTACAACAATATGTAATAAGCTAATGATTAATTTACCTCCTCAACATGGTAAATCCCGTACCTTAGTTAACTTTTGTAGATGGTGCTTTGGTAAGAATAATAAAGAGAGAGTTATAACATGGTCATACAATGATGATACTGCTAGTGACTTTAGTAGATATACTAGAGATGGTATAGCCAGAGTAAAAGAAACTGAATTTGAAATAGCATATTCAGATATATTTCCTGATACTAAACTTAAACAAGGTAATGCTGGACATGAGAAATGGGCATTAGCTGGTAACTATTTTAGTTACTTAGGTGCAGGATTAAATGGTAGTATTACAGGTAAGTCAGGAACAATAAGAATAGTTGATGACCCTGTTAAGGATAGTGTTGAGGGATTGAATGAAGAACGTTTGGATATGATATGGAAGAAGTACACAGATACGTTTCTAAGCAGAGTATCAGGTCATTACATTGACATAGTAAATCATACTCGTTGGAATTCTAAAGATTTATGTGGAAGGTTATTAAAGATACAACCTGAGAAGTGGTATGTATTCAGGAGAGAAGTTTACAACAAAGAAACTGACACAATGTTATGTGATGAGTTACTTAACAAAGAATCTTATCTTGACATTAAGCAGTTATCTAGTCCTGAGATATTTAGTGCAAACTATCATCAAATACCAATTGATGTTATGGGAAGGTTGTATAACAATATAAATTTTTATGAATTAAAATATAATGAAGGAACGCCTTATGGCGTTTACACTTGTGGTTCTTTAAGAACCAATATTAATGACCAAGAAGTAGAAGTAATTACATTTGAAGATATTATAGCATATGTAGATACTGCTGACACTGGTAAGGACTATCTTTGTTGCATTATTGCGGGTGTTTCTAAGGGTGAATTATATATTATTGATGTATTGTACACATTAGCAGCAATGGAGGAAACAGAACCAGCTACAGCATCTTTATTGTATAAGAACAAAGTTAATAAATGTCTTATTGAAAGTAATTCTGGTGGACGAGGATTTGCTCGTAATGTTATTAGATTGCTTTGGGATAAGCACAGAACAAGGAATACAAATGTAAGATGGTTTCATCAAAGCAAGAATAAGATAAGCAGAATTATAGCAGCATCCTCATTTGTAGTTAACCATGTTTATTTTCCTGATAGCATCTATGATACACATGAAGAATTTTTTGAATCACTCATTCAATATCAAAAAGCTGGAAAAAACAAACATGATGATAGTGTTGATACACTTACTGGATTGACTGAGATGACAATATCAAATACAAGTACAAAAGTAATAAAAATTCGTAAATGAATTGGGTATTTTAAATACCAATTACGAAAATTCGTAAATGAATAAAGAAGGTGATATATTGCTTTATAATTTGGATTTCTTAAATGTAGGGAAACCATTTCCACCAGAATCTGAGATAGAAAGATTAGCTTTATATAGTAAGAATAAACTATTATTTGAAGGGAAACATGAATTTGTATATGCTGAGAGTTTCAAACGTATTCAAAGAGTAATAGGGAATTTTTATGAAGTAATAAGCTATGCTACTCTTACAAACTTTCAGAAGCTTATAACAAAGAAGATAGCAGATTTATTATTAGGTGAACCTCCAACAATAACAGCACCAGAACAGGACTCACCTGAGCAAACAGCTATTGATGAGATAATGATAAACACAAGATTAATAAAAACACTTTATATGTGTGCAATGGACATAAGTCGTTTTGGTGATGGTATATTAAATGTTTATCAAGATAAAGATACTAAAGCAGGACAGATTGATGCTATATGTCCTAGTTTATGGTATCAAGTTGTAGATGAAATGAATATTCAACACGTTTTATATCATGTACTAGCATTTAGAGATGAAGAAAATCAAATGTTGACTGTACAAATACATTCCAAAGGATATATTGAGAACAGAAAATATAAATTTGATAGAAATAAAATAAGCAAATTACTATTTTCTGAAATAGTTAATACAGGATTAGATGATTTTGCAATCATTCCAATTTCTAATTTAATTACTTCAGATAGAGCGTATGGAATTGACGACTACAGTGATTTAGATGCTATCATTAGTGAAATTGAAGTTAGAGCATCACAGATTAATAAGATTTTAGATAAACATTCAGACCCTTCAATGTCTGCACCAGCTAGTGCATTTCAACAAGATATGGATACTGGTGAATGGGTATTGAAAGCTGGTAATTGCTTCATGTCAGAGAGTAAAGAAGACCCACAAGTTGCTTATATCACATGGGATGCTCAATTAGAGAGTAATTTTAAGCAAATTGAAGTATTAATGAATTTCTTATATACCATAAGTGAAATGGGTAGTGCTGTTTTTGGGGATTTAACGAAACAGAGTGGACAAGTACCATCTGGTAGTGCATTGAAAAGACTAATGATAAATCCTTTAGCAAAAGTTAATAGGATTAGAATGAATGTTACACCTGAAGTACAAAAAGCAATTATTTTATGTTCAGAATATGGTGGGAAAAACATAATATCATTGAAAGACACTATGATTGCTATTAATTGGCAAGATGGTTTACCATTAGATGAAAAAGAAACGACTGAAATAATGCAAATTAGAACAGGTAACAAACCAACTATAAGTCAAATTTCAGCTATAAAAATTCTTGATTCTAAAGATGATGAAGCTGCTGAAGAGGAATTAGCTACTATAAATGATGAAGAAGCTACAGCAACACCTTTACAAACAGACCCTTTTGCTAGTAAAAATGATGATATACCACCTGACACGAGTCCAAAGACATTTAATCGTACACAAAGTACGATATAGTTGGTGCTTAATGCACCAAAGTAGGTGATAAAATATGTTAGATATAGATATACAAAAACTAATTAAGTATTATATACAAGGACAATCAAATTTAATTAATATTATTGCTAAGAAAACAGCTAAAGGTAATGTTACACAATATCATAAAGACTTATTAAAACAAGTTAATCAAGAAGTAGATAAATTAAATACTTATGCAAAGAAATGGACAAAGGATTACGTACCAAAGACTTACAATAATACAATTGGAGAATTAGTAAGTAATCCTCAGATAGATGTATCATTTAGCGGATTGGATAATAGAGCTATACAAATACTTGTAACAAACACTACAGATTCTTTAATCACAGCTAATAATTTTGTTGGTAGGCAGATAAACGATACTATTAGACAAAATTCGCTTGATGTAATAACTCAAACTCAACTTACTGGTGGAACAATAAAAGATGCTCAGAAAGCATTATATTCTAAGCTTGTGAGTGAAGGGTTTAGTTCTATAAAAGATAAAAGAGGTAGAAATATGAATTTAGATTCATATGCTGCCACCGTAGCTAGAAGTACTACTGCTGAAACACAAAACACAGCAACTATAACTCGCTTGACAGAGAATGATTATGACCTTGTACAGATTACAAGTCATGCTGGTAGCTGTGCGATTTGTGCTAATTTTCAGGGAAGAATATATAGTATTAGTGGAAAAGATACAAGATTTCCACCATTAGATGATGCAATGGGTGGTGGATATGCAAATATTCATCCAAACTGTAGGCATAGAGTGACACCTTATATTGAGAGATTTAATAATGTTGCAGAAGATATAAAAAAAAGTAATAAGCCTTATACTGATAATAGAAGTCAAGAACAAAAAGATAAATATGATAATAAGCAACAACAAAATCGTAAACAAAACACTGATAGAAGACAATGGGAAAAGATGAAGTTATCTGGAATAGATAATGTTCCCAAAACGCTATCAGCATTTCGTAGTATGAAAAAAGCAAAATCTGAAAAATATCAATCAATAATTAAAAAATATAAATTAATAACACTGGCTTGATGCCATAGGAGGAATTGACCTGATGTCAAATTTTAACATATGTCGTTCACCATTACTAGCTGCTGATGCAGATACAGGTAATAGTGGAGATAATAATAATGGTACGAATGAAAGCAACAATACAAATTCAACAGTAAATACTCAAAAACCTAATGTACCAGATGTACAAGGTAAAGTTTTTTCTGACGAATATGTAAAGAGCTTACGAGAAGAAAGTAAAGACCATAGGCTCAAATCAAAAGGATATGAAAGCAAAATTAAGTCTTTATTAGGATTGAAGCCTGAAGATGATATTTCTGACTTAGATAACCTTATAACAAATTTTAAGAATAACAATCAAAAATCAATTGATGTAGCTACACAAAAAAGTAAAAATATGCTTTTGAAAGCTGAAATTAAAGCACTAGATGGTTATAATCATAAGCTTGTAGAAAAATTACTTGATACGTCTAATGTGACCATTGATAATGATGGCACTGTAACAGGACTAAAGGAAGCTTTAGAATCTATGGAAAAGGATTTCCCAGAAGTTAAAGCTTTAAATAGTAATACATCAAATAGCGGATTTAGACCAGCAGGAAATAGTACAGAAGTATTTTCCAAAGAACAAGTTAGTAAAATGTCAGTAGAAGAAGTAAAGAAAAATTATGCAAAAATTATAGAGTCTAAAAAGACTTGGTAGCGACATTCATGTCCCTACCAAAAATAAAAATATTTTAAATTAGAAAATTATCAATTCATTGGTCTTAAAGACTAATCCAGAGAATTTTAAGTAAATAAATTAAAATTTGAAAGGAATTGATAAACATGGCAAGTAACGTAAATTGTGATAATTTCATCCCTCAGTTATGGGATGCTAGTGTTTTAAGAACTTTAGAAGATAATTTGGTGGCTAAACAGATATGTAATGTTTCAGGAACTGAACAAATAAAAGCATTTGGAGATACTGTTTTCTTCAATGGACTATCAGACCCAACAGTAGATGATTATACTGGAACAATCACTTATGAAGCTTTAGTAGATAGTCAAGTAGCATTATTAATCAATCAACAAAAATATTATGCTTTCAAAGTAACAGACCCAGAACAAGCTATGGCAAACGTAGATTTAAAAGGGTCACAAGCAGATAGAGCAGCTTATTCATTGAAGAAAGCTTGCGATACTGTAATTATGGGAGAATATGCTAATGCATACCATACTGTACAAGATACGACATGTACTACTACTAATATCTTATCTGATATTGGTTTAGCTAAACAGTATTTAGCTGAAAATAATGTTAATGAAAATGATATGTACTTGGTAATTCCACCATGGGTACAGCTTAAACTAGAATTAGCTGGAATTGTATTTTCTATTAATGAAGGTATCAATGGCAAAGGTGGAATGAACTGGGCAAAAGTATTAGGGTTTGATGTATTTGTAAC